CAGCTTTTTTTCCATAATCTATTGGAATATAAGTATCTGGAATATCCTCTATAATGTTTCTTACCATTTGTTGTGGAGGTATTAAAGCATTTATTCTACTTAATAATGATCCATCAACTGCTTTCTTAATTTTGTATTTCATAATTCTTTTTAATTGTTACTATTTATAATTAGATACAAAGGTATAATAAGTTTTTAGAAAAAATTATATATCTACATTAAAAATTAAATTACTTTATTAAATAATATATAAAGTAGAAATATTAAATAATTTTTATTTTAAAACTAAGATTTTAATATTAAAAGTTATTAGAAAATTAAAATCAATGTATTTTTATAAAGTATAATTTTTGTACAAAAAATCTTCTTATCTTTGTAACATCAAAATATAAATGAATTATGGAAAAAATATTAGAGAAATTCGGATATAAAACCGGAGAATTTGACAATGAATGGATTAAAGATATATGGACTATTAGATTTTTTACAGACGGAGTCGAGATTTTTAATACTCCAAGAATAAATACACCTGGAGAGTATTACAAGACTGCATTTATGGATAAAGAACTGTTAGAAATAGTTTTATTAGAAATAGAAAATAAAATAAAATAAAATAAAATAAAATAAAATAAATACCACGGTTCTTAGTGTAATGGCAGCACATTAGTCTTCAAAACTAATAGGTGAGGGTTCGAGTCCTTCAGAGCCGGCAAAGTGAAAATGAAAATAAAAATGAAAATGAAAATGAAGAAAACAATTAGGGAAATAGAAGGTGAGATATTGGAATTATCTCATGAATTAAATGGAATACTTTTAAATTATGTAAACCATAACGATTTTATTATGGATGGCAGAGATTATTATAAAATAACTCGCATTTCACATCGTCTTATAACATTAATTGATTTAATGGATTATAAAAAAATATTTGAGTAATGACAGAATTACAACAAAAAATAGTAGACTTTAGAAAAGATGGATTAACTTATAGAGGAATTCAATTACAATTAGGCAATCCTTCAAAACAATTTATTAAAGATACTTTAAAAGAATTTGCACCAGATCTAGCGGGTGATGTCGTCAAAAACACAAAAAGACTAGAGCCAAAATGGTAACTTATTGTACGCGGCATGTGACAACAAGGATATTATCTTATTTATATCGAGGCACAATCTCACATTAGCCAACTATGAAACCCACGCAGTATTGTAGTGGGTTTTTCCATTTGATTAAAGGTATTAATTATAATACCAAAACATAATGTTAATAATAATTTATGGGAAACAAGAAAGACAGACCAAGATTACCAGAGCAGCACTCAAGACTAGTTTACAACTTTAGAGCTAAGAGTGCGAAACAACAAGAGTTAATAGATATGATTGAAGAACAAGAGATAGTGGTTGCAACAGGACCAGCAGGTACAGGTAAAACATATGTAACTTTAGCTACAGCGCTGTCTTTATTAGGACAAGTGTATAGAAAAGTAATATTAGTAAAATCTGTAACTCCTATTCCTGGTGAAGAGATAGGATTTCTTAAAGGAGGAATGGAACAAAAAATGGAACCGTTCGTAATGTCCTACATGTGGAATATAGATAAAATCTGCGGACCAGATTCATCAAAAGATTTGCTTAATAAGAAAATGATAGAGATATTACCGTTAGCTTTTATAAGAGGATTATCTATTGATAATTCAATAGTAATTATTGACGAAGCACAAAATATAGATAACCATACGTTTAAAACAATAATGACAAGAATCGGAGAAAACTCCAAATATATTTTCTTAGGTGATACTGAGCAAATAGATAGGAAACATAAAACCGAATCATGTTTAGCAACTGTTTTAGAAATATTTTCAGATTCAGACTTAATTGGAACTATAGAATTTACAGACGAAGACTGTGTAAGAAATCCTATTATTCCAAAGATATTAGCAAAATTAAGAAGTAATAACATTTAGTTATAAAGAATTGGTATTTTACTTCCCAATTCAAATGTATAATAATTTAGCAAATATAATTAATAATGAATTTAAAAATTAAGATATTTTATAAAAATTGTGTTTTATTCCAAAATTTATAAATACCTTTGTAAAAATTTAAAACAAACCTAAAATTAAAAAGTTTAAATCAGTATGGCAGATGTATTAAAATTAATAACTTATATTATTGTTAATCATGGATATTGAGCGGCATTTGCCTTTGTATCAGTTAGTTCGATCCCACTTCTGGCTGGGGCTTACTTATTATCTTCTAAGAATGTATTAAGTAAAATTATTGATAGAAAGTTTTCTGAAAAAGAAGAAGAAGAAAAAGCTAATCATAAACATGGTAACAGACTTAGAAAACAATTTGCTGAAGAAGTGCAGGAAATACTTAGTGATTTAGCTGAAGAAACAAAAGCTAATAGAGCAATTATTTTTGAGTTTTCTAATGGAACTACAAATCTCGTAGGACTTCCATTTTTGTTTATGACTGCAACTAATGAAGTTGCAACTCCAGGATTACCTTTAATGAGTCAAAGACATGAACGTTTAAATACTGCAATGGTGGCTCCATTTTTAACAAGGTTAGAAAGAGATGGATTCATTTTTATTGACCGCACTGGGCCAATACCCCCAGATTGCAGAGTATTGGAACAAGTAATGGAACGAGCAGATATTGAAAGTGTTTTATTCTATTCAATTCAGGGTGTTGACGAAGCCATTGGATTTTTAGCTATTGTAACAACCCGATCATCCTATAATATTTTAGAATATCCAGCAATTTTACCATTAGTAAGTAGGGCAGCACAAAGAATTGGTTCAATGATCAATTATGATGAGATAGATGAAAGAGAAAAAGAAAAGAAAAAATTTAAATGATGGTGACAAATGTAATTGATTATGATCAACTCCTAGTAGATAAAGAAAATGAAGTAGTTAAATATAATGATGAACTCCATAAATACTGGGTTAAAGAATCTAATCAATCCTGCATTTCGGTTACAACTCTTATTCATCAGTTTACTGTATTTGATGAAGATTTTTGGTCTTCCTATAAAGCATTAGAAAGTTTAATAGGTGAAGATAATTTTAAAAGTGTAAAACCCGATTTGTTAAATTTTAAACAATTCAACCAAACTTACCTTGATAGAACAGGCGTTGCTTTAGACGCCTTTTCTACAAGGAAGCAGGAAATCCTTGAGGACTGACGAGAAAAGCGAGAAGCTTCTTGTATTAGAGGAACTGCAATTCATAGACAGCATGAGTTAGAACATCTTGCTGGTAAAACAAAAGAATTACAACATTTAGGTTTAGGTGGTTCATTTTCTACCAAGACTTCAAATAAAATAGAACCAGGACGTGGAATATATCCTGAATTACTTTTATCTAGAATATCACCTGATGGAAAACTTAGATTGGCAGGACAAGCTGATTTAGTTATCATAGATGGATTTGATGTATACATTCTAGACTATAAAACTAATAAAAAGATTGATATGAAAGCATATTTCGATAGAAAAACTAAAAAACATTCTATGATGAAGTATCCTCTTAACAATATACAAGATACTAATTTTTGGCATTATAGCATACAGTTATCTACTTACGCATGGATGATTCAAAAGATTGATCCTAGATTCAATATTAAAGCGCTTATTTTATTACATTATGATCATGATGGAAATAATGCAACTTATGAATGTGAGTATTTAAAAACTGAAGTAGAAAGAATGCTAACTTTTCATAAACAACAAATTGAACACAATGAATTTAAGCAATCAAGAGAAAAAATTATTTTTTAGAGTAGGAATTGCTATTACTAGTTTGATAGTAGTGGCAGCATTTTATTGAATGGCTATTAAATGAGTAAATGATTATAAACATAGTAATATTGTAGAACACCAAATGATAGCTGCTAAGTATGAAGCAAAAGTTGATTCTATTAATATAGTAAATACAATTTTATTATCACAAGTAGATAGTCTTGAGAAAGAAATAAAAGAAGTTAAAGGCACAAAAGAAATTGTTTATATTGAAACAACTAAAAAAGATAATATAATTAAGGATGCTAGTGCAGCAGACCACGCAAAAGCAATTGACTCTTTAACAGAACAAATGCCAACATGGGCAATTATTAAAGATACTCAAAATGACACACTTATTAAATATCAATTTACTAAAGAAGGAGTAATTAAATTAAGACTTAAAGTAAATAGTCTATATAAATATAAAGACCTTTATAAAATTGATGAAGTAATTATACATAAACAACAGTTAGAAATTGATATTTTTAAAGAAGTATCCGAAAACTGTAAAGATATTGTAAAACTAAATGAAGATGCTATAACGATATATAAACAATCCAATGAGAAATTAATACAACAATTAAACAAATCTCAAAAACGAGCAGGTCGTTGGCCTTATTGGTTAGGAGGAGGAATATTAGGAGGAGTTATATTATGTCTATCAGTCAAATAATTAATGGCACATACAAAAATCTTTTAAATAAAGACGAAGAATTGTATAAAGAAAGAATAGCCATTTGTCATAAATGTAAATTGTTAAAAAAAGATAAAATATTTGGAGAAGTATGTAATTCAACATTATATCTAAATCCAGCAACAAATGAAATCTCAAAAACAGCTAAACCAGGTTTTAGACATGGATGTGGCTGCGTGTTAGGATCAAAAACAAGAGTAGAAGATACAGAATGTCCACTAGGAAAGTGGTAAATATTAATTAAAAAATGATAATGAATTATGAGTTTAAAAGAAGAACAAACAGGGAAATTTTATATGGCTAATAGAATAGGAGCCAACGAGGATATTTTTCTACCAGAGAATCAAATACTAAGAGATGCTCAAAAATTAAGAGAGCAGAAAGAACTTGAAGAAGCTAATAAATTATTTTTATTAGCACAAGAGAAGAAACAAAAAGAACTTGATGAAAAACTAGAACGCTTGGAACTAATTCCAATGGGAGGAAAGATAATTATTTTACCTTATGCTTTAAATCCTTACAGAAAAGTAATGGAGGGAAAAATTATAGTAGAATATACAGGAGATTTTAATAATCCTGATTCAGGTGAAAAAGATAAATTGGATGTCTTTGTTGGATGTGCACAAGTTATAGAAGTTGGACCTGAAGTAAAATATATAAAAAATGGCGACGATGTATTCTATGATACACGTACAGTATATCCTCTTCCATTTATGCAGCAAGGATATAAAGTTACAGTAGAGCCATCTATAATAGCAGTAATTAATGAAGGATTAAAAGCACGTTTTAAAATGGAATAATATGGAAAATGAATTAAAACAATTTTTTCTTCCTGGTGATGTAGTAACCATTAGACAAGATATACCAAATAAACCTATAATGATTGTAGTTAAAAAAGTAACTAAATCAATTAAGACAGAATCATTACGAGGAGATTTTTTTCAAGGAATTTTATGTCGATGATTTACAACACAAGGACAACTACAGGAAGCTTTATATAATACTAAAGATTTACAGAAATTATAATTATGATACAAGAATTAAATAAACTTAAAAATCCTTATGGATATGATAAATTAAAATCATTCCAAATAGGTGGAAGTATTACAGAAGATAAAAAGAAAGAATTACTTCCTTTCTTTGTCTTCTTAGTATCGCAAGAAATAAATCCTGAAAAGTATGGTAAATTTAAAGATACCATACCAGGAGAAGAATGAAGTTCTACAATTTCAGTAGATGACGACACTGTTAATAAAGCTGTTGAACAATATAAACAATTATCTGAAGAAAATTTAGCTCAATTAGAAGCTTATCAAACTCAATACATTGCAGATCATAAAACTAATTCTTTAGATAGTGCGCAATTTGCAGCTAAAGGTGCTAAACTTAAGAAATTAAATTTAGTTAAGAAAGCAGCACCAATTACAAAGAAAGAAACAGTTGCAGAGTCTGCATCAAATCCAGTTATCACTAAAGCTAAAGGTGGAACTACTAAAAAGAAAAAGAAATGTTCTTGTGGATGCGATATGATTCTTACTAAAGCCGCAGGAGGAAAAGTTATGGAAACTTGTTCTTGTAAATGTGGCGGTAAATTAAAGAAAAAGAAATAAATATGAAATGATTTGTATATGATAATGTTAATGGTAATATATCTTTAGATGAAGAAGGACTTTTATTAGTTGAAGAATTTGATGCATTATTAAGTTTAGATAGAAATAAAACTTCTACTGATAAAACTGGAAAACAAAAACTTAGAGCTTTTAGAGAATTAAAATATATATATTTATTCTTTGATTGAGCTAGTCCTTATTTCCAATTTTCGGAACAAGATAAACATAATGAAGCATTAAAAGATTCTCGTTTAACACAAGCAGAATTTGATGACCCATTATTTCGTGCAGCTTGTAAAAAATATGATTCACTACAAAACTCGTCCCTTGATTTAAGATTATTAAAATCTGCAATGGGAGCAGTTGAGAAACAAATATTTTATTTGGACCATGTAGATTTACAAGAAAGAGATCCCATTAGTGGCAAACCTATTTTTAAAAGCAAAGATTTAATTGCAGAAATTAAAGGTTGTAGAGATTTAATCTCAACTCTTAAAGAGTTAGAATATCAAGTTAAAAAAGGAATGCAAACTGAAAGTACGCTTAGAGGAAATACTGAACTTGGAATATTTGATTAATTATGGCTAATACTTTTACTTGAGATGTTCCTTTGGGACAACCTATTGAGTATTTTGATATTGAACAATCTTTTGAATTAACTGGGTTTAGACCAATAAATGATACTCAAGGATTAGATTTTAATCCAAATTGATTTAGAGAAGACGCTCTTAATAAATTAAAAACAGGCCGATATAGTCCATCGTCTATTCCTATAGGTTCAAAGACTCATGTAGATTGATGAAGAGAAAGAATTGATAGATGTAATAATGGATATACTGTAAATGGATATAGAATAACAGGAGATAATTATTTCTTTCTTAATTTCTATAATCTTAAATCTTCGGATTTTGAGACTATAAATCAAACTTATGGATTTCCAGAATTTTTAGTTTTTCAATATGAATATTTTCATTATTTGGAAATGTGTGAAAAATTAAAGAAAGATACATCTGTATTAAAATCTCGTGGTATTGGATTTTCTGAAATGGCTTCTTCATTTATAGTAAGACCATATACAACTATTCCAAACTTTAGATCTGTTGTTTCTGCTTTTTCAAAAAACCATTTAACTCCAACTCTTAGTAAGATTTGGTTACAAATGGATTGATTAAATGAAAACACAGAAGGAGCTTTGCGAAGAGTTCGCATGAATATAAATACGGCTACACATAAAAGAGCATCTAAAAAAGATAAAGATGGAAGTGAATCAGGACATCGTTCAGAAGTTGAAGGACTTGTTTGCGATGAAGTTGATAAACTTAGGGGAGATAGAACTCAAATTTTAATCTACGAAGAAGCAGGTGCGGATACAGTTTTATTAAAGAAATGAGTTAAAGGCGAAGCTTTAATTTCTGTACTTGGAGGTAAAAGAGTTGGACGACGTATTGCTTTTGGAACTGGAGGTTCCTCTAAAGCAAGTTCAATGCAAGGATTAAAGAAAATGACCTTAAATCCACAAGCATATAATATTTTACCTGTTAGACATAATTTTACTCAAGATGGAAAATATATTATCTCTGGATTATTTATTCCTGCTTATAGAATTGTTTATGAGCTTATTGATAGTCGAGGATGATGTAATGTTGGAAAAGCTAAAGAATATTATTTAAAAGAACGATCAAAATTAATTGATGAACCAAAAGATTTATTAGAATATAAATCTGAATATTGTTTTACAATTGAAGAGGCTTTAATTCAACATTCAGACAATTTATTTCCGGTCGAGGAAATAGCAGAACAATTAGCACATATTGATATTTATAAAGATATTCCATTACCTAAAGCTGGATTTTTAACATGAGCAATTGATGAAAATACTAAAATGAGGAATGGAAAAGTAAAATGACGTGAAGATCCTGATGGAAATATATTAATAGCAGAACATCCTATAATGTCTGAAGAAGGCACGGATTATAACAATTTATATGTTGGAGGAATTGACTCAATTGATATTGGAGCAACTGATTCTGCACAATCTAAAAAAGCAAATGAAACTGTATCTTCAGAATTTTGTATTGTTATTAAGAAAAGAATTTTAGGATTACAAGATCCAAAATATGTTGCAATGTATAAAGACAGTCCTAGAGACCCTAGAGAAGCTTATGAAAATGCTGCAAAATTACTTACTTATTATTATGCAAAAGCTGTATTAGAATCTACAAGAACTACTATTACTACTTATTTTAGAGATCATAAATATTTATCTTTATTAATGAAACGTCCAAGAGCAACTATGCCTGATATTTCAAAAGGTAATTCAAATATGTATGGTACTCCTGCTACTGTTAAAGTAATTGAACATTATAGAGAATTAATCTATGATTTTTGTTTAGATTATTGTTATACAATATCGTTTAGAGAAATATTAGATCAATTACTAAACTACTCTGATGAAGACAAAAAGAAATTTGATATTGTTGCAGCTATGGGAATGTGTGAATTAGCAGATGAGGAATTATCAGTTAAAAAACCAGAAGCAAGAGAACCACAAGGTAAAAAATTCCAAGATATTGGATGATGAACTGATAATAAGGGATACAAACATTATGGAGTAATTCCGCAAACAAGAGAAGAGAAAAATGATATGACTAGAAAAAATAGGGATGAAACATGAATTAATAATGAACCTAAATCTGAATTTTGGGAAAATACACCTCATTATAGAAAATTTTCACAAGAAGAATGAGCAACTTATAACGCATTAAAAGAACCTAAATAATGACAGAAACAGAATTAGAGCAAGCGATACGTGATTACATAATGAGCTTATATAAAGCTTGCTATAATGGTTGATTACAAGTCGAAAAATTAAATCCAGGATATAAATTAACAATAGGGATTCCAAGTTATATGTTTCCAACTACAACAGCTGGAGATTGAGAAACGGATGATGAATTTTTAAATTATATCTATGAAGATTTAAGAATAAGAAATTATATGAGAGTTTATTTCTACAAAGTAGTAAGAACTCCAAGCGTTAATGAAGAAGGACCAACAAGTGATCAAGTATCTACTGATACAGTAACATGTGATCCAAACTATACAGATTACAATGGATTTTTATAATATTAAATAAATAACATGTCAAGAAGAACTGATAATGACGCATTAAATTATATACAATGCGCTGGAGGCTCATATCCAGTAACAACAGGAGCAGGAGTAAAAGTTGTAAATTGCTATGCTTTTGAAGCATGAGAAGATACAGTAATTGCTTCATTTAGAGATAATTATGGGGCAACAATAGTTACCGGTTGGGAAACTATTACAATAAAAGAAGGAAAGACTATATTCTTTTCAACAAATATCAAAGATTTTACTGTAACATCAGGAGGTCTTGGTCAAATATTTAGATTGTAATGCCAGGACTAGGAATAGGAATCTCTCCAATATTAAAACAAAGTAAACGTATTCCTGGTAGATTTATTTCGTCTAATATTTTTAATGCTGCAGAGAATCAAAATGTTGTTGGAACTGCATTAGCATTACCATTAGGAGGTGCATATTCAATAAAAGCAGGTGGTGATGGTGCTTTATTTACTATTAATGGTAGTACTGGAGCATTAACTGGAAATAGTAACTTCAATTATGAAGTTAAAAGTTCTTATTCACTCACTATTATTTATACAGTACTAGCTAAGGACTTTGAACAATCTATTAGTGTTAATATAACTAATGTTAATGAAGTTCCAACTGATATAACTTTATCTGCTTCATCAGTAGGAGAAAACAATATTATTGGTACAGTTGTAGGTGCTTTATCAACAACCGATGTTGATGTAGGTGATACATTCACTTATTCATTGGTCAGTGGCACAGGTTCAACAGATAACGCTTCATTTGCTATATCTGGAAGTAATTTAGTTACTAATGCAGTGTTTGATTATGAAACAAAATCAAGTTATTCAGTAAGGATTAGGACTACTGATGCTGGTGGATTATATTTTGAAAAAGCTTTTACAATAACTGTTACGGAAGGGTTTATATTACCCCTTACTACTACTGGAACAGGTGCAGGTGTATCTACTCTTGGATTAACAGTTAGTGCTGATAGTATAATTACTTTGACTGGTAATGCTTATTTTTACGATGATGCAGCAGGTACAACAAATGCTAATCAATCTCGTACAATAACAAGTGGTGCAACAAGTACATTTTATTTGAAAGTACTTTCTGGAAGTAGTAATTTAACTACTGAAAAGTTAAAGGTTACACAACTAAACACATGGGATAGCAGCACAAATGCAGCAAGCATAAATGCTTTTGATATTGCTAATATTCCTGCTAATATGACTGTGTTTTTTGATAACTATATTATTGGGGTGTCTGTATATGTTAGTGGTAATAATACTATTACAGGCAATCTAAGTAGTTTGCGCTCAAACCTTACATCATTTAATGTTGGGGTAGGAACAAACAGTATTACAGGTAATTTGAGTAGTTTACCTACTGGTCTCACTTCCTTTAATTGTGGTACAGGTAATACAATCACTGGTAATCTAAGTAGTTTACCATCTGGTTTAACATTTATAAGGGTATCAGGTTCAAATACAATTTCAGGTGATTTAAGCAGTATTGCAAGTTTACCATTAACGGTACTAAATTTTCAAGGAAGCAATACCATTGCAGGTAATTTGAGTAGTTTGCCATCAAGTTTACTTCTTATACTTGTGCTTGGTAGTAATACCATTACAGGTAATTTGAGTAGTTTGTCGAGTATGAATTTATTGGCATTTCAAATAGTTGGTAATAATACCATTACAGGTAATTTGAATGGATTACCATTAACACTTAATAAGTTACAAATCGGTGGAAGTAATACAGTTTCAGGTAATTTAAGTAGTTTGTCATCATTACTTATCTATATTCATTTTTATGGTAACAATACAATAAGTGACTATACGTCTGGTAAAACGTGGAACAATAATATTAATTTCTTTAGAATTACACCTGTTGCTGGAGGTGGACTTTCCTCAACAGAAGTTGATAATCTTATTATTGACTTAAATGGTAGTGCATGGGCAGGTACTTCAAGAACATTATCATTAATAGGCACTAATGCAGCAAGGACAGCAGCAAGCAATGCAGCAGTAACTTCCCTTACAACAAACAAATCTGTAACAGTAACAACAACTGCATAATATGAGCGATATAACTTATAATAATGAATTTTGTATAGTACGTGAAAACAGTACCAATGCAATAATAATAGATGAACTTCTTACAGCAAGGGTTGAAACAATGCAACAGATTGAAAAGCATACAACCCTTAACACTGTTCCGCCTGCATATTTTCCAGCACTTCCTAATAGTGGTTGGATTGAAAAGAAAATGTACAATTATAACAATAAAACAGTTTGCTGTATTCAACCACATAACCGTACTATTTACCCACCTGAGCAAACACCTGCATTGTTTTCATTTTACCGTGAAGATACAGGAAATCTTCAATGGATAGAAGGGGAAGCAGTTGCAATAGGAGCTAAGCGTATTTATAACGGTGTTAAATACAATGTTATACAACCACATCAAACACAATTAACTTGGAACCCTTCATTAACAGTTGGTGTTCTTTGGGAAGTAGTTGTTACACCACCTGCAAACCCTCCACAATGGGTTAGTGCTAATTGGGGGCAGTATGTGTTGAATTACGAAGTGTTGGATAGTGGTAAGATTTGAAAGGTAAAAACCGTTACACATACTTGGATTCAACCATCGCTTACAGGAAATGGTGCAATAAGTTGAACTTTTGTTAGAAATGCTTAATCATCTATATTATGATAATTAATTAACATTTTAAGAATTTTAAATGAATCAAAGAAATAGTGAAAAAGAACAAGATATAATTAATAATATAAATAGAGCTATTAATGAGTTGGTGTATGAAAAGACCCAACTCATTAAAGCCTATAATTATTATCATGGAAAAAGAGATCCAGAGCAATTTAGGCATTTAGAAGAAAACTATGGAATTGGAACTCCTACTTCTGTTGAATTTGTACCTTTGGTTCGTAAGCACGTTGATGTATTAATTGGAGAATACTTATCAATTCCATTACTTCCGAAAATATCTTGCAAGGATAAATCAACTTTATCTAATATACATAGAGATAAACAACTCCAAATAAATAATGAAATAGCTACTGAGTTAAAAAAGCATTTAAATAATTCTATTTATAATGCAATTTATAAAACAGAAGGACAAGAACCTCAAAAACCTTTACAAGATAAAGAAATCGAGTTATCATTACAAAATCTACAAGAATCAATTGAAAGAAATTTTATTTCAGATTATGAAATAGCAGCACAAAATATTGTAGATTATGCAACACAAGCTAGACATATTGATTTTTTAAATCAAAGAAAAACTCTTGCAATTGATTTATTAGCAACCGGTACATGTTATTATAAAGTATTACCTTCTCAATCAAAAGAGAATATATCTTTAAAAATTCTTAATCCTGTAAATACTTTTATTGATCGAAATCCTGAAAGTGTTTATTTAAATAAATCTATGCGAAGTGTATGTAGAGAATATTTAACTAAAGATCAAATTCTTGCTAGATATGGTGAAGTTTTAACTAAAGATGATTTAGACGAATTAGAAAGTTTAGAAGATTTTAGTATTGATAGTTCAACTACAACATATCTTAGAAGTTATGATACAGTAACAGGTAATACAATGTCAGATGGTATTCTTGGAGGATTTGAAGTAACACCACTTCTTCCATTTGAAAGAAATACTTCAAAATATTTTAGAGTATATCCTGTTTATGAAGTTGAGTGACTTAAAACAGAAAAGGAAGATGGCACATTTGTTACAAACAGATACTCAGGAATAAGAATTGGAACACATATTTATATACCAACAGGTAAAGTAGAAGATGTTCCTCGAAATCATGATTCTCCAAATGAATGTACATTATCAGTTAATGGTATATTCTATGGCGATAGAAATGGAGATCCTTATTCTTTAATGCTTGCAACTGCAAATTTACAGGATAAATATGATATGCTTTGTTTCTATAGAGATAATGTAATCTCTGAATCAGGTACAGTTGGAGATTGAATTGATATAGCGTATCTTCCTAAAGTATTAGGTTCCGATTTAACAGAAAGATTAATGAAATGAAAAGCCTATAAAAAACAAGGATTAGCTATCATTGATTCTTCACAAGAAGGTTTATCACCAATGAATACAACATTTGGAGGTTTTGATGATACTATTAAATTGCAGACTATTCAAGCAATTGATTTAGCTATTCAAAGAGTAGAAGAAGCTTGTTCAACAATAACTGGTGTATTCAGAGAAAAGCTTGGAGGCATAGAACAAAGAGATGCAGTAAGTAATGTACAAGTTGGAGTTAGGCAATCATCTTATATTACTAAACAATTTTATCAAACCCTTGATTTAATGACAAGAGAAATGTTATTAGATATTCTTAATCTTACTAAAACCATATATAAAAAAGGTATTACAGGAACATTGATTCTTGGAGAAAGATTAAATAAAGTATTTACCGCTCTCCCTGAACATTATACTGCAACTGATTATGATATTCATATTACAGATAGTGCAGATATAATTAAAGAACAAGAAACCATTAAACAAATTACAATGGAATTTATTAAAGGTGGAATTGTTGATCCTGAAGTTATATTAGAAGCTATTACAGCAACTGGTCTCACAAAAATGAAAGCTGATGTTGGGATTGCAATGACTAAGAAAAGAGCAGAAAATAATCAAGTTGGACAATTAAATCAACAATTACAAGAGCTTGATAAACAATTAAAACAAGCTCAATCAGAAGCTCAGAAATTACAGAAAGAAGTTGAGAGATTAAACTCTGAAAAAATACAAATTGAGGCTGGAAGATTAGCATTTGACAAAGAACTTGGTTGGTACACAGCTAAAAATAAGGTTATGTTTGATGAAGCTAAAATAGAATGAGAAAAGAAAAGGGTACAGTTAGAAGCTGCACAACTTTTAGATGATAATCATAATAACGACGAAATAAAAAATAATTAATGATACAAATAAACTTATTAAGAGTATCTCCAGATAGTCAATATTTGGAATTTAGTGTAGAATGTCCAACAGGTTACAGGTTTAATACATTAAATGTTATTAGATATGAACCTGTTACAGGAACAGTTGATGCTTCCTTAGATTTAAGCGGACTTTTACAAGGAACTACCACTAAAGAAATTATGAGAATTGCTACTTCTGCAATCGATCCTGATGTTACAATGTATGAAGTAGAATTTGGAGTCGCACCAATTAACGGAGAAGATCCGCCGATTGAAAATGCTACAGGAGTATGTTCAAACATTAATTTTGTATATGCTAATCTATTAGACTTAATTATGAGTTTTACAAATTGTTGTATTTCTGATACTCAATATGATAACTTAGATAGAAATTATATGATTTTATATGCACACCAAGAAGCAATGAGATTAGAAAGATATAATGATGCTAAATATTTTTATAGTATTATCTGAAATCTATTTGTAAGTTGTGGACCGACAGTAAGACAAAGTAATATAATTAATAAACCTTGTAATTGTAGTAACTAATGGACGAAAAATATACAAATAGTGTAATAGATTCAACAATTAATTATTTGTATGCACTTCAATATTTAGGTAGTGATAATAAGAAAACTCTTAGAGATATACATACGCTAGGAATAATAAGTAATGTTTATAATTGGGCAGATTGATTTGAAATTGCAGAAACATACAAAAATAAATTAAAAAAGTTTATGGATTGTATCATAATGAGAAACTCAGATTTAGTTCTTCCTTCTATTATACCAGGAACTTATTATTCTAATGTAAGTAGTCCACAAACTATCTGAACATGACAAAGAGTATATGATAATTTAAACGTTAGAACACATGAAACTTTACCATAATGAATAATGAATTATTAAGATTATATCAAACAGAAGTCCCAACAAATAATGGACTTTGAACAGTAAGAAGTTTAAGTACTTCTTCTCCAAGTAATAATGATTTATTAGAAACTTATAATTTAGATACAATTGAGACTCTTCCTCCGCCTTTTTATATTAAAGGAACCTGTTTTGAAGAAATGGGAGATGAAGTACTTATCACTACAAAAGATGAATTATTTCTCTATTTATGTGAGGTATTAATCCGATTTGATGCTGACCCAAAACATTATCAAAAAGAAGATTATGCATTTTTAATTAAAATGTTGATTAAATCTTTAATTTTTCTTTATGATCAAATAGAAAATCATACGCAAGAAATATCAGATTTATGAACAATTATTACAAATATAACTGTAGAAGGAGGAATATCTACTGCAGAAGATATTACATCTATGCTTCCAGTTGGGGCAATTTCAGCACAAGAAGTAATTCCTAGAGGTAGTACATTAGATGATTTTATTAAACAATTAGTTCTTACTACTTTTTATCCAACATTTACTCCATTAACATATTCTTTAACTTCTAATAGTGCAAATATAGTAGAATCTGGAACTACTTCAGACTTATTATTAACTGTGAATTTTAATAGAGGAAGTATTAATGGAAATCTTAATAATGGAATCTGAAATCCTTCCTTATTTCAAAATTATAGAAGTGGGGAAGTTACAAATATTATTATAGATGAAATAGATAAAAATACAAATACTACGCATACAATTTATGCCAATCAAATAGTTGATGGTAGTAATACTTATACGTCAACAATTACATATGCAACAGGTCCACAACCATTAGATAGTGCTGGAAATCATTATTCTACACGTGAACCTGCAGCAATTGTTGCTCCAACACTTACGATTCAAGGTAAAAGAAAAGCATTTTACGGTGTTTCTAGTTTAACACCTACTAATACTACTATTAGAAATTTACCTTTGTCTTATTTAAATCCAAATCAAGGAACAGTTTTAACTATTAATGTTCCAATAGGTGCAACTAATATTAATATTGCTATTCCAACAAGTATAGGTCTTATATCTTCTATAATTTATGTAGAGGCAATGAATACCGAAATAATAGATATATTTCAAGTAACTATGGTATATGTCGCAGGAGCTAATGACTATGAACCCGCTCAATATTATCTTTATAATTTCCAACCAGTTAACCCAATAACACAATTTCAAACATTTTTAATAACGATATAAAATGGACAATCCTCCTTACATAGAATTTTATAAACAATTTAAAAGAAACTTTCGAGGCCCTTTAGAAGCTAATACAACATTTTTAAATTTAGCTGAAATGGAAGCTTTTTTATCAAATGATATTAGATACGCAGGTCAAATAGTTACCTGTGAACAATTTGATGGGCAAATATTTGTACTTAATAATGCAAGAACTGCATGGATTAATGTAACTGGAGTACCAATAGATCCTGCAGATTTTGGCAACCTTAAATCTGATGGTTCTATTCCAATGGATACACATATTCCTACTGAATTATCTGCAAGATTTAATTACGCGATCAGTAATCCAGTTGAACCTAATCCTAATATTATTATTGACGGACTACATACTGATATATTTACTCCAGGACAATTAATTAAATTAACTGACCAAACTGGTATTGAATATTTTAGGACAGTAGAGAGTTCATCTGTTTATACAGTAACTAAAACAAAAATAAATTATTCAGGTGCTGCAATAAATTGATTGCTATATCCTGGATACATAGCCACGGTTGATACACTTCCTTCTTATTATATTCCATTAAATGATCAAGATATTTCAACGAAGAGGTATGTGGATGAAAATACACATGAAAAACTTCATGCAATTGATGATGTACTAAGTCATTCACCTGCAGCAATTGCAGACTATGGAAAAATTGTTGCAGCAAACCCAACAACAGGAAATATTGAATTTATTGAACAACTGGATCCAACAAATTTTGGAAATCTTAGATCAGATGGTTCCATTCCGATGGATTATGGTACAGCAACCCCTCTTTCAGCAAGTTTTAACATAACAACATTTGATACTCATGAAAATTTATTTGGAATTTTAGGTGATCAAAGTTTAATTTTTTTAAACGGAGATAGTATACAGATTATAGATGCAAATGGACTAACACATTATAGATTAATTACTTCAACTGAATATGCATCTGGCACGAATACTTTTACAATTTATTACAATGGTGATATTCTTACTAATTTATTTAGTCCATCTACAGTTGTAAAAATAGAATCAATACCAGAAGATTATACTCCAGTTCTTGATTTAGACATAGCAACTAAGAGATATGTAGATACTGCAGTGCATCCTAGACAACATTATATAACTAGTTCACAAGACCATACTCCTGCACGTGTTGAAGATTATGGAAAAATTGTTGCAGCTAATCCAGTTACTGGAGTTATTGAATTTATTGATTCACCAGCAGCGGAATTAATCAGTGAAGTAATAGCTGAAGTAGCAGCTGGTAATATTGAAATTGCTGATACTCTTCCTATAGGATTATCCTTTCAGGGATTTGTAGAAAAACTTCTATTAACTACTTATAATCCTACTTTTATTGTTCCAACATTTAGTCTTACTCATAATCAAGCTTCTTCTTTTGAGAGTGGAAGTATTATTAATGTAATATTAACTGCTAATTTTAATAAAGGTGCTATAAGACTTTCTCAAATAGTTGGAGGTATATGAACTGAAAATTATTTTGTAGATTATAGAGCAGGTTCTATAATTAAATATATTATTAATAGTGTAGATACAGGTATAGTAAATACAGGTACAGTTGAAAATACTCAGATTATAGATGGAACTAATTTGTTTACAGGAAGTATTCAACACGCAATTGGTCCTCAACCTTTAAATAGTGAAGGTGTAAATTATGATGTGCCTTATCCAGCTGCAACAGTAACTGTAACAACTTCAATTCAAGGAAAACGTAAAACTTTTTATGGCTCAAATTCAGTAATGCCAACAACAAGTGCTATTATTAGAGCATTATCAGGAAGTTCTCTTGGATTGGCTAATGGAAGCACATTTACAATTACTATCGGTATAGGAAGTTTAAATGCAATATTTGCCTATCCAAGTAATCTTCGTGCAGTAACTTCAGTTATTTATGTTGAAGGTATGAATACTCCAATTACTGATTTATTTACTGAAACAGTAGTAGCTGTTGAAGGAATTAATGGTTTTATTAGTACTAATTATAGAGTTTATACATATTCTCCAATCAATCCTTTTTCACAAGCAGTTACCTTTATTGTAACTATTTAATCTATGGCAGAATATATAGAATTTTATAAACAATTTCAAAGACAGTTTGCTGATAGTCTAGATAATTCTTCATCTTTTGAAACATATGACGCGATGAATGCTTATCTTTCTAATAATGCTAGATATTCAGGTCAAATTGCTACTTGTAAAGATAGAGAAGGTATTATTTATATTCTTAATGAAACAAAAGATGAATGGTTAGCTAATGGAGTATCTGATTATTGGACTATTCAATCTGGAGAAGACAGTAGTAATATAACTAAATTTAAAAAGTTACAAATTGATACTACTAATATTTTAGCTATAGTTAGTGAAGATGAAGTTACAGGTGTAACCACTTTGTATTTAGAAGCAGGTTATCACAATAGACAACATGAAATGACTTCTGCTCTTGACCATAGTCCAGGCACTAATACTAACCCTTATTATTCTATAGCAACTAAAATAAATACTTCGGGTACAGTATTAGGTCTTGAATGGAAATTACAAGAAGTAGAAACATCTGCCCAAATTATGCAACGTAGGGTAATTAATTATCCTACAAGATTTACTGCTGGTCAAAAGTTTGTTTATGATGGTACATTATATATACTTAATAGTGATAAAAGTAAATGGATACCTTCTGATTTTCAAAAACTTATAATCGGTGATTTCAAAGAAGCATCTGAAACATCAACAGAAATAGTAACTGTCGCACACGCTGATTCTTATGCTTTTTATGCTGCACATGGTACTTGTCAAATAGGAGATAAGTTTTATATAGGAGAAAGACAATATCCCACATCTCTTACAGTATTTAATGACCCTAAAGATTTAACTAATTATACAAAAGTTGTTATTCCATTTACAGAATTTAGTCCAACTGGTATAGGACTGGATAACTTGATTGATAGTATGTGTTATGATGATGTGAATAATATTATATATGCAACTATGTATTATAATGCATCTTATACAGTAACTAATGGTAGTGTACAAGCATTAAAAATAATATCTATAAACCCTGATGATATTTCAGATTATAATGTAGCTTATAGTGACCCTTTTACTATGGTTGGGGTTAGTCCTACAATAAGTACTGATGGAGAACATTATTATATTGGTACTTATTTGGATGCAAATTGTAAAATTATTAAAATAAATATAGCAAGTAGTACAGAAGTTAGTAGAGTTACTATACCTAATATTGGATTTATTCATGCTTCTATGCTTCAAAAATATTCTGATAGAAATGAATTATATGTAACTGCTCGTAAAAAAGTAGGAACTGCATATCCTAGTGATGATACAAAATTTATTAAATTAAATTGTGCAGATTTATCTTATTCTGTTTTAGATATACCTGAACTAAAAACACCATCTGATGATTTTGAATTTATTTATACAAATGATTTAGGAGGTAAAGCGTATTTAATAAGTGAAGGTAGCTTGCTATTGTCTGTTGTGAATACAGAAACTATGACATATATTAATTATCCTTCTGTAACTGGTTTCTTTTGTAAACGTGTTGGTGATTATATATATGCAGGTAAAACAAGTATTGCTCGTCATAATATAGCAGACCCTAGCATAGTAACTATTAAAACTACTCCTAATAATGAACGTGCAAATGAATTATTTGTATCATCCGAAGGTGAAACTTATTATACTTGCTGGAGAAATTCGTATGGTGGAGAAGATACACAATTTAGAAGTTTAGTGCATTTTAGATTTTGTGAAAATACTGGTGGGTTCACAGTTAGAAACAATGAAGCGATGTTTTTCAAAGGAGAAGATGGAATAACAATTGATTATAATACTGCAAAAACAGTTACTATTAGGGGAAGTGGTGCTCCTAAACTACAAAAGTTTACAGCAATAACAGATCAAGCAACATATACAATTACTAGCTTTATACCACATGAAGATTGTTTAGTATATGTAAATAATGTATTACAAGATGTAACTGTTAGTGGTCAAGATATAACATTAGGGTTTGGACCTGATGGTGGTGAAATAATTAAAGTACTTAACGTAACAACTTAACAAAATGAAAAACATGAAAAAATTATTGATTATATTGTTTGTGGTGATTTCAATCATAACACAAGCACAAGTAAATAAACAAATACTACAAGTAACTGATACTAGTAAGTATTTTGGAACTAATAAACAAGCAGGCGACTTTATTGATGTAAAGACTTATCCTACTTATATATTTAAACTTAATCATAGTGTTACTGCTATGAAAACAGTTGGTTATGCTTTAAGAAATGGTTGGTGTGATACAGTTGGATATTTTTCAGGTAGTTCTGGTATTAATACATACAGTGCTGGTTTTGGATTAGGTCTAAATGGTACAACTTTTTATAATAGTAGACCTTGGAGTACACAAGATACTTTAAAAACAACTCTTAGTGGTATTGCTAAATTAGTTAACGGTGTAATTACTACTATTACTGATAATTCAGCAATATGGAATTTACAATTAGATACTATATCTGCTACTGGTATAAATGATGTCGGTAATGTTATTATACAAAGAGGTAAGAAACAATATAGTTTTAGAGAAGCAACTAATAGTAATTCTGCTAGAGGTACTGCATTACTTAATGCTTTCAATTCTTCATTGGCTGGTGATTGTATTATAATAGGTAGTGGTAATTATACTATTTCTTCTACTCTATCGTTAAAGGCATCACAAACTATTATCCTTCAAGGTGCTAATATAACTTCATCTACTAATACTATTAGTATATTTACTGTTAATGGTATTAATAATTGGGAGATTACAGGTAATGGTATATTAACAGGTGCTGGTGCTGCATCAGGTGGTGTATATACTGATGAAAAAGGTATTTACATTACAGGTAATTGTCAAAATTGGAATATTTCAGGATTAAACATTACCAATTTTAAAGGATGCGCTATTTTTTCTAATGCTCAATCAGGCAGCTATCCTTATGATAAAGGTGGTATAATTAGTAATTGTAATATTTATACTAATAATTTTGGTATATACTTTGATAGTCCTTCTGCTGCTTATGCTGCTCATTATAATATAATTTCAAATAATCATATATACTCTAATAATTCATTTGCAGTATATATAATGGGAGGTAATTGTATAGTATCTAAAAATATTATAACAATGAATCAAACAGGTGGTATATATATCGGTAATGGTTATAATAGTGCGCATGGTATTATATCAGACAATGAAATAAATCATAATAAGGTTATAGGTGTAAAAATATTAGCAACTCCTTATGGCATGACTGTAGCTAATAATCATATTATTGCTAACGATGCCAATGTAGAATTGGATGGATGCAAAGGCGTTAACATATATGGAGGTATGATATATGCTCCTATTGTTACATCAGATATTATTCTAACTGGGACACTACTAGGTAAAAATTATATATCGAAAGTAAATTCTAGTAACTATTATCTTACTATAAGTGGTACATCTACACAAAAAGATAGTGTTTATATTACAGATTGTTTTAATTCTTATACTAATAATCCTACTATTAATGATACTCTTACATCTGTTAAATCACAAGAAGTAATAACTAATAAGTTAATACTTAAAAAAGTACAAACGGGTACAATTTCAAATATATCACCTGATAAAATGTTATTACAAGATACTATAACTGGTATAGTAAAACGGGTTACAACACCACCTGTACTTTGGATACAGGTTGGCGATATGATTAAAGCAGCAGACCCAAATGCAAGAATTAGTATTGGTACACCTGATACAACACTTACAAGCCTGTATGTTGATGGTGATTATTACATAAAAGGCGGTAATGGTGATGTAAATGGAAATGGGGCTTATAGTGCAGTAGATGCTTTATACGCTAAACTTGCTATTAGTGGTACATTAACACCTGCGCAATATGCAAGAGCCGATGTTTTTGCCACTGGTAGAATTACTCCATTTGAACCTTGGTTTATACAACAAATGGTACTTCATCCACCATCACTTACTACGATTAATTTGAATAGAAGTAAGGTTAAGGGTATATTAGGTAATGCTGCATATATAATGCCTATTACTACTAATTTTACTTATTCGGGAGATACAATAACCAATTTATCATCTTTAGGATATGGTTATGGTTTAATGTCTTATGCAACAGGAGTTCCAGTAGCAGCCATGCAAATAACAAATACTGGTAATGTTGGCATAAACAATGGAAACCCAACTACTAAACTTGACGTTATAGGTACAATAAAAACCGGAACAATAGCCAAACTTTCATTAGATACAGTTAGTGCTATAAGACTTACAGGTAATACAACAGTTTGGAAGGATATTGAAGGTGCTTTTAGTACAGGTTTAAGTGGTGGTAGTTCATATCCTACTTATGTAGTTGATAGTGGTTACTATACATTTACAGTTGATACTACTGCTCCTACTATTTGTAAACAATATTTTCCTGCTATTCAAATTAACCACGAGTTTAAACTTGGAGCAACTCTTTATCCTCATGTTCATTATAAACATACAACTACTAATGGCACCCCCACATTTATAGTTAAATATAGATGGAAGAATATAGGTAGTGCTCCTAGTGCATGGAATTGGTGTAAGATGAATAATACCACAGGTACAACTGATGGTACTTTACAACTTAATTATAGTACGATTGGAATACCTGCTACTGGTAATGGAGTAAGTGCAATACTTCAAGCTCAAGTATATTTATATTCACAAACAGGTACAGGTGGAGTAAACGCTTATAGTTTTGATTTACATGGTGAAGTAGATAGTATGGGTTCTAACAGTGAAGTTGATAAAGACTAATATGAAAGTAAAAGAAATATATATGTATGTGTTGGGAGCACTTATAACTCTCGCGTATTTTACTACATTAGCAATTTTAATAATTCAAAAAGGAGATAGTAATACGATTTCCTTAATGGTTGGAGCATTAATAGCAGCTTTTTCTGCTGTTTATGGTTATTTCTATGGAAGTAGTAAAGGTAGTGCAGATAAAAATGAAATTATTAAATCACAAATAGAAAAATAATGAAATTATTACTTAAACGAATCTTTAAAGGAGAAACATATACAATAGGAAAACTATATGTAGATGGAGTTTATGTTTGTGATACTCTAGAAGATAAAGTTAGAGAAGTTAAAATCAAACATGAAACTGCGATTCCTGCAGGTACTTATGATGTAATTTTAAATTTATCTACAAGATTTAAACGAATATTGCCAAGATTACTAAATGTTCCTGGATTTGATGGAATATTAATTCATCCGGGGAACGACAAAGATGATACAAGTGGTTGTATTTTAGTCGGAGAAAATAAAGAGAAAGGAAGAGTTATTAATAGTAAAATTACCTTTGATAAATTATTTTCAATGTTAAAATTAGATGATCATATTACAATAGAAATCGTATAATTAATATATAAGTAGAAAATATTTCTAATAGAAAGATTAGAATATTTTAAATTATTAAACTTAATAAAAAGAGTAATGTGTAATTTTTATATCAGAAATATTTTCTACTTTTGTATGATATTAATAGATAGTAAATAAATAAACAATGTAAATGATTATGTAAATGGACGAATTAGAAGACATTTTCGATAATGAAGTAGTATTGGAGACTCCTGTATTTGAGGATACAAGACCTCTTGATCAAACTGAATCACCAGATTCTTTTTTTGATGAACCTAGTAATGACAATAAAAAAGAATTATCTCTTTTAGATACTTTTTTAGAAGCTAAAGGTATTAAAGATGCAAAAATAACAATACTAGATGAAAACGAAGAAGCAAAAGAACTTAATTTTTATGATTTAAGTAGAGAAGAACAATTAGAAATATTAAATTCAGTGGAAACTCCAGAGTCAAATGATTTGGAAGATACCGAAATTGATTTAATAAATCATTTGAGAACAAATAACTTAAGTGTTGAAGATTTTTTAACTCAATATAAAGAGGCAATTTTAGCTGAAGTTCAGCAACAAGTAGAACCATCTTATGATATTGACGCATACGGAGATGAAGAATTGTATATTTTAGATTTAAAACAAAAATATGATTTGACAGATGAGGAACTACAGAAAGAATTAGAAAAAGAACTAGAAAACCAGGAATTGTTTAATAAGAAAGTAACAAAATTACGTTCTGAATATAAACAATTAGAAGATCAATACAAAGCCAGTCAACAAGCTGAATTTGAAAATAAACGCCAAGAAGAATATACAAATTTTGTAAATACTATGAGTGGCGTTGCAGAAAAAATTGAAGATTTTCATGGGGTATTTTTAGATGGTAATGAAAAAACAGAAACATTATCTTACTTATTAGATTTAGATGCTACTGGAGTTAGCCAATTTTCGAAAGATTTGAATAATCCTCAAAAACTTTATGAAGCCGCTTGGTACTTACGTTATGGAGCAGAAGCTTTTAAAGCTTTGGAAAACGCCTATGAGGCAGAGATAGCGAAATTAAAAAAAATAGATAAGCCACGTGTAGTTGTGCAAAACTCCAAACCTAAATCAAATAGTATTTACGACTTACAATAGTCAAATAAACAACTAACAATGATAGTAGCAAGTTACGTCAACGTAAAGCCAGAAATGGCACACAGTAGAACATATGAAGATTTCTATAAATTTTTGGGAACAAGACCAAAAATGATGGGAGTTATGGCAAGAATGAACACTCAGAACACTGCCACCTTCTTAACAGAAGCTTTAATGAACATCTATTACAATTCTAAAACAGCCAACAAATTTCAACCTATCAATTCTTTAATGATTGAATGAGAAATTGACGTTGAGTTCGTTAAAAAAGTAGAATTTGCCGCAGCACCAGTAGGAACTGGAGCAATCGGTTCAGATATTATTGTATATTTCAAAGAAAGATATTATGAAAAATACGATACAATTAAAATTGATGCTTCGCGTCAGCAATTAATTGTAAAAACAACACCACAAAGAAAAGCAGATAATTTTTGGGAATATACAGTTCAATTAATTGATGCTGATTATTCTTCAGTATTAGATTCTTCAGCATGTCAGTTAGGAATGACAACTCGTTTCTTAGCTAACATTATGCCAGAATACCACGAAGAAGGATTCACCAAATATCAATCAAACATTGAGAAACATCGTCAATGGATTACTGAACACAGAAATGACATCAGCTATTCTGCACGTTATGCTCAAATGGAAGATCAATTCATTAAAATCGCACAAGGCGAAGGCACTGGTGAATTAAAAGAAAAAATCTTCAAATTAAACAAAATGGAAAAAGATCTTTTAGATGCTTTCCAAACTGTTAAAAACAATGCTCTTCTATGGCAAAAAACCACTATGGATGTTAACGGAAAATCAACTGTTCTTACAGAAGATGGTCGTCCATTAGTAGCTGGTGATGGTCTTATCCCACAAATTGAAAGATTTGCTTCTAAATTTAAATATGCTAAATTAAATGTTAACTTGATTAACACTGTAATGGAGCAAATGAATCAAAAAGCAATCAATGCAACTGGTAATCATTACACATTTGTTGTTAATGATAGACTATGGAGCCAAATTAATACCACTCTTGGTGACTGGTTAAAATTATGGGGTTCAACTCCAACAATGCTTTATTCAAAAGCTTCACAAAGTTTAGTTAAAGCTGACAATCCAATGAAAGTTGGTGGAACTTTTGTTAGTTATGAAATTTCTGGTAACACAGTATCTTTCATGGTAGACCGTGCTTTATCAAAAGAGTATGGAAACAAAGGTTATGGTATTTGTTTAGACATGACTCCTGATATGTCAACTAATCAGCCTGCTATTGCTGCATTCACACTTCAAGGTGCTGAATTCGTAACTAGCAAATATCCTGGTGTTGGTGGTGTAGATGGTGTTACTAGCGGTATCGTTAGCTCACCTGTAGCTGGATCAAAATTAATCGTTGCAGGTTACAGTGGAATCGCTGCATTTGCTCCGTATAAATCATTTATCGTTGAAGAGATATAATCTCAACAACGTCTCAAAGATAAGGAAGATGAAATACTCTTCCTTTTCTTTTAGATATTTTACTAAAGAGATAATATAACAAAAATATAAAAAATAATGAATATGAGTAATGAAATAATTCTTAGAAGTGTATATGGAAAAGTAAATCAAATCTATTTTATCCAACCTTGTCCAAATCCAAAAACAGGAAAATTGCCATCATGTGTTAAAACAGTTGATTCACATGACGATATGATACTTTCAGAAGATGAAATAAAAAGAATGAATACTGGAGTGGTACATTTTGTACCTGCTAACAAAGTATTTGAAATTGTAGATGGTACAACATTTGATTTAAATGATGTTGTAGATAAAGCTAATTGAGAAGCTATTGAACATTGTAATTGGATAGCCAAAGATCGTTATCAACGCAATGAACAAGGAGAACTTATTATAGATGGTGGAGCAAAACGTTATGGTGTTGCCGATCTTTATGTAGAACGTCCTGGAGAGGTCACCAAAGCAAGAGTTGATAAGAAACAATATGTTTATCGTGCTTTATCATATATCTATGAAGATTCTGAATCTGAAAGAATTAAAAAATGTAGAGTATTAGGTCGAAACCTAAATACAGCTATTCCTGCTGACATTCTTGATTACCTAGTCGAGATTGCAGAAAAAACCCCAAAGAAAATTATTGACCTATACGAAGGAGAAGATTGGAAAATGCATTTATTCATATTAGACGCTGTTGATAGAGGAGTAATCCGTAAATCAGAAGGTATCTATAAATATGATGATAAAATGCTTGGAGGTTCGATTGAAGCTACCATTACATTTTTACGAGATATTCGTTTTAAAAAATTAGTTGACTCTATAAAAAGAGAAACATATCCTAATTTATTAACAAAAACTGAAATTGCTGAAATAGAAGCAGATATTACAACAGGTATTCCTCATTACGATGAACCCACTGTAGTTGAACCTAAAACTAAAGCAACTAAAAAATAATAACACATGACATCAAGACAGTTGTATGAATACTTATTAATAGAATTAAATAAGGTTAAGGCTCCTAGTCTACTTTTAGAAGATTTTATTTATTTTGGAAACAAAACAGTTGGACAATATTTTAATAAATTATATAATTTATATGATACTAACCAACAAAAATCAGATGATCTTAGGGTTCTAAAATCGACAGCTGTCTTAACGCCAATATTAACTACTGATTTTGGAACTTCTAATCTATATGGAAATGTATATGAAGTAAATTTACCAGACGATTATGTACATATACGCAATTGTATTGTAGAATATACACTTAAAGCAAAATATAAATGTTATAATGTAGGAAGTAAGTTAAATTATGGAACAAAAAGGTTAACAGCTGATATGTTTCCCCATTTAATTACAAATTATTATATGAGACCCTCATATAAAAATCCATATTTCTATATTAATAATGTAAATACTGATAATTCCTATCCGATTACTGAAGAATGAACTTCTGTAATTCCTGAATATCCAACATTTTCAATCTTATTTGGAACTCCGGGCAGCTCAACTTTAATTGTTATTAAAAATGGAATAACAACTACTTTTACTTATGCTGCGGTTCCATCAATTTGATCGGAATTTAAGGATTTAACAACACTTAGAGCAGGATTAACTCATTTAGGTATTTCTACTGAAATTATAACAAATGATGAAACTAGTTATAGTTATTTAGCTACAACTAATGCTTATGTAGAAGGAGTAAGTTCAATTACAGAAACAGGAAGTTTCGTAACTGTAACCTCTACTTCAACACAAGATATGTCTACTTTAATAACTAAAGTACCCAAATATAGATATGGAAATATTACTAAACCTCGAATGGAAATAAGATATGGGACAGATGATAGATATTTTACTTTATCAAAAGTATATATAGATTATTTTAAGGCGCCACAATATATTATTTTAACTCAAGAAGAATTAGATTCAGTAGAAGATATATCACAATTATTAGAATTTCCTGATTATATTTGTCAAGAAATAGTTAATGAATTAGTAAAATACTTAATGGAAAACGGAAGTGACCCAAGATTACAAACAAATATTCCAGTTAATCAGTCCATTGGATTGCAACAACAAACTAGATAACCCTTTATAAAAAAATAAATTTATTATAACATGTATCAATTCACGACAACAAATGTTATTAATTCGGCGTATGTCCTAGATTACGATGGAAATCAAATGTTAGATAGTGCAGGTTCAGCAATTGCAAAATATGTAGGATCTACAGCCGGTTTAGATGTAAGAAAAGTTGGAAATTTCAAAAAAGCCAACATTGTAAGTATTTACAAACGTCCATATGCTGCTGGCGTTAAAGAAGTAGCACAAGTTACCATTCCACAAATTGCAGCTGGATTAGTAGCAAGATTAGATATCGTATTGAAACTTTCTCAATCAACCCAATCAGAATATACTAACTATACGTTAGATTTTTTGAAACCAATTTCAGTAGAAGTTATTGCAACTAATACTGCAGCAACTGATGCAACTGCTTTAGTTGCTCAATTAAATTCTCTGAAAAATAGATTTGGACAAAGTTATATAACTGCCGCAGCTAGTGGAGCAGACGTTGTTATTACTTGTAAAGATAATTTCCAAAGAGTTCAATCAATGGTTATCTCTAAAGAAGTTGCTTCACCTAACAGTCTTATTCAACCTGAATATGAAAATGTATCTTCAACTACTTTCAGTGTAACAACTGCTGGTAAAGTTGGATTCGGAGACGATGCTTGGATGCAAAGAAGTGTTATGCTTCAAACTCTTGATACCGCTAGACCATTTGGTATTTCTAAAGAAGAAAGACCTATTCTTGGTGGAAATTATTCAGAGTATGTCCTTCGTTACAATGTAACTAAAGATGGAACTGATGGTATTGTTTCAGGTGGAACATCTGTTACTACTCATGTATTCTATGTTAAATCTGACTTAGTTTCAGGATTTGAAGCTGCTATAACAGCTGCAAGTATTGCAGTTGACACAGTTGCTTTAGTAGCAACCAATGTAACTATTGCAACTGCTTCAGTAACTACAGCAGCTGGCGCAAATGGAGTACAATTAGTAGCTACGACTACTCCGAGTGGTCTAACGAATGTGGTTTATGCACTACGTTCTGCAGGTAATGTTGATGCAAGTGGAAGTGGAGCTGATTTTACAAAAGTAACAATTACACCTGGTGGAATATTAACTTTTGCCTCTGGTCACGGTATTGTAGCAACTGATACAATTGGTTTAACAGTAAGTGTTGACGGATTAGTAAAAGATACTACTGTTGTAATGACAGCTTAATTTAAATTAATCAAAACCTAAAGGGGGCGGCATTCACTGCCTTCCCCTTTTTTATTTTACCTATATGATAGAAAAATTAGCCTCAGCAATATATAATGATATAGTTAGCGGATTAGTTGGATTTACAAGTACTCCCACTATATCAATAGAGCAACTTATAGATGATGTCCTGGATGAAAGACTTCAGATTATAAAAGAATACTCTATGAAGAATTTAGTACCTAGAAATGATTTATTAATGGGAATACATTGTATTGATGTTGATTGTAAATCATTAGATAAATGTCCTTGTAGTGGTATAATTTATTCTCCTCCAATAGCTCATTTTGAACTTCCTCAAATTGTAAATGATTTAGCTCAAGAATCTGTAGAATTTTGTGGAAGTATTGATCGAAATGTGCAATTTAAAGTATATACAAATACAGCATGACAGTATCATAAATATTTAAGAAGAGGGAGTGAGAAACCATTTGTTTATATTGAGCCTACTCCGAATGAAAATAATATGTATGATGCATGAATTTATAATGCACCATTACTTAAAAAAATATCCGTAATTGCTATTTTTAAAGATCCAAGACAATTATTACAATATGATTGTTGTGCTGGAGATGAAATAGATAATTATTCATTTTTATCTGCTGAAATCAAGAAAAGACTTACAGAGAAGAAAATTAGATATTACAGACAACTTTTACAACCACCTCAACCTAATACTCAAGCTCCACGATAATGGCACAATACTCTTTTCACACTGCATACACACAAGCCCGTGAATTATATGGCTTGGAGCTTAATCCTGATGAATTTGAAACATTAGGAGTAATAGCATGAGATAAAATTGGAAACAAACAATATAAATTATATAAATATCAAGTAGAACCTACCCAAAATGATTTAAATGAATGGTATGTTGACCTTCCTTGTAATGTAGATATTATTGAGGCAGTTACTGCAGATTATGAAGATTATCAAAAAACTTCTAATCAACATTTAGCCGGACATACACAAAATGGATGGATTGAAGGTTATATTGAATCAAGAAAATATAATACAGGAACATTGTATTCAGGTGGTAAATTTATTAAATATAGACAAGAAGGAAATCAATTAAAACTTTCAGACAAATTTAATAAAGTTAATATACTATATAAAGGTTTTGTTGCTGATGAAGATGGATTACCTTACTTATCTGCAAAAGAAGTAGATGCAATAGCAGCTTTCTGTGCATATGTAAGTGATTTTAAAGCAGCTAGATTAACTAGAGATGCTAATACATTTCAAATGTCTCAAGTTATGGAACAAAAATGAAAAAGTTTATGTACACAAGCAAGAGTTCCTGAATATATTAATCAAAATGAAATGGATGAAATCTTAAATGTATCTGTATCTTGAGATAGAAAAAGATTTGGTAAATCATTTAAACCAATTCGCTAAGAAACATTATACATGAGAATGTTATTTAATCATGGACTAACGACTGAGGAGTTGTTTACGAACACTCCTAAGTCGGTAGTTGATAGAAAATGAAGATGATTTATTACTAGGTATGGAAGTACTAACAGTTATGAAGATGCAATTTCCGATCCTTTTAAATATGCAATAGGATTAATATTACATTATGTTCTTGACAATAGAACTCGATTTGTAATTCCTTGTGTTTCAGAATCTTACATTGATTTTGAAATTGTTACAGGAGATATGTTTGAGGAACAAAGACAGAATGGACGATTCGGAGAGATTGATTTTATAGAATCAGATTTTACAGGATATGCACTAAGATATTATTTTAAGACTAAGGCATATCAAAAGGCTTATCCAATCTATATGGGCGGTGAATTAAAGCAAAAATTTTTAACAGGGATTAATTCTGGAGTCAAATATTACAGTATTAAAGATGTAACAATTAATGATTTTTTGCCAAAAATTCATGAAAAATTTTCAGAATTATCCAAGATTGAAGTCAAAAAATTAGTGCTACACGGATTTAGACGCATGCACAGCGCAATAAAATATGGATGTGCAATATCTATCCAAACGAAAAAAAAAATTAACTGCGTGGCTCATATTGGAGCAATATATTTAAAACCTGATAAGCAGATTAAAGAGTATAGTATTCGTCGTGATAAAAAATTACGAAAGATAGAAGGATGAAAACGACCACCATTTGATGGTTATTATTATATCGGATTAAATGATGTTGCATTTGAAAGATGGGCAGAAGCTAATAAAAAAGCAAGAACTATTTTACATTTTACCAACATAATACCAAGAAGAATTAAAGAAGAAATATATTATAAAGCAAAGCATTTATATGTATTTAGATTTAAAAGAAAAGATTTTAAAGGATGATCTTATTGAGCTGAGCAGCTTAAATTAAGAGATGTAGTATATATTGGAGAGGCTTTAGACAGACAATTTACTGCTTCTACTATCACATGAAAACAATTAATAAAAGAATATGAGACAAGAAGCAGTTAATACTTTTGAAGGTGGGGTTAATTACGACCTTAATCCTTTAACAACTCCGGCTAATATACTTACAGATGCTATAAATAGTGGATTTATCACTTTTAATGGAGATGAACTAGCTTTACAAACAGATGCAGGTAATACTACAATAAAATATTTAGAAACTGATGTACATTTAACACAAGCATTTTATCCTTTAGGAATTAAAGAATATGGCGGAGTATTGTATATTATATCAGGAAAACACCCTACTAATACAACCTCTTTATATGATACAGAAGTACCTTATGCAGTAGGAGATATTGTTTATAATACAATTTTAGATGTTGATTATTATTTTGAATGTTTAACTGCAGGAGGAAATAATCTTCCAACTTCTACAATAAGTGATGAAAATTGGTTATATATAGGAATTGAAAAAGATTTTATTAATAAATATGGAAGTGTAGAATTTGGAAGTTATCCAAGTCCTGAAATAATTAATGCTGATATATTTGATACCTCAGTAGATTTTGATTTAGTAAACGAAATTGCTACTCCTGGAGAAGAATTTAAATTAGAATTATACAAACCTAAAATAATAAATAGATCTATATTTAGAGCCGGTGTTTATGTTAATTTTCATAAAGTTATAGGAAGTACATTAGTTACTGATAATATTTCTTATGATGCGTTTACATACGATGTCACAAATAAAGTAGCTACTAAGAATCCAGCAAGTTATAAAAATATTTATAAAGTTAAATTATATCATCAATTAACAAATGGATATATAGATTTAACAGACAATGTTTGGGAACAATATGCTAAATATGTTGGTCAAAATGATGCAGAAGATTTAAACATGACTGGACCTCCACGATTTTGATTTAATGATAATAATTTTAATTACCATTGTCCTCATAATTTTAAAGGTAAATTAGTTACGTCTGTTGAATTAGAAGAATTAGATGTATTTAAATTATCTTCAATAAGAGTTGATTATACCGATCCTAATTATGAAGTTAATTTTGGTTTAACATATACAGAAACTGCACAATGAAATCAAGGAATTTCTCCTAATACTTGTACAATTTATTATACTACTGATGGAAGTGAACCTAATACACAAGAAGTTGTTTTAACTACGACTGTATTAACTAATCAAGATGTAACATCATTTATAATAAGTTTTGATGATACTATTCCTGGAACTTACAATGGAAAAACTATGAGATATAAAATTATTCCTGATTTTTATTTTGATGGAGTAGAAATTGATAAAGTTGATATTCCACAACAATTTCTTGATTTACATACAATTGTAGGAAGTCAATTAATTACAAGTGAAATGGCAGGAGTTAAATTTATTACTCAACCTGCTACTAATTTATGTGAAGTAGGAAATACAGGATATAGAATTGCTGATTATCTTGATTTAGTTAATAACAATGATGAAAATCTTGATAGTAATTTAGATCCTGCAGGAACTGACGTTTATCAATTTTATAATGATAATATTACTCCTAATGTAGGAGGAAATTATTTAGGAAGTTATACAATAGGATTAACTGGTTTGGCTGAATTAGCCTCTGAAGGTCCAATAATGTTAAACTCTAATATTCGAGATTATGTTATTAGCTTATTAGAAGCAACTCTTGTTAAAGTTTATGATGTTACTTGTACAACTGTAATTTTAACTGTAAATGTTAATGCTACTTATGGAGCAACAATACCAATTACTGTAATGCAAGGAGCTACTTCAATAGTAGGAACTGCAACAGGACCTACTACCTTTACATTCCCTATACTTCCAGGAGTAAATTACACTATTAGTCCTAGTTCGTCTATGAATGGAATAATTGATGCTTATGATTATATAGGTAATACTTTAGTTGATGAAGAAATTACTTATGGATTTGTAATTGATTTACATATGATTGGAAATCCTATAGTACCTGGTGGTACAGATTATGAAGATTTCTTTACTGTAAATGTTCCAATAGGTTCTTTAAATATTAGTTTTACTAATTTTACAAATGAACAAACTAATGTAACATTTTCCCCAACTACAGAAAATGTTAATATAGTTGGAGGAGAAAGTGATGTTGTATTTAGTTATGATTCAACTTTAGGAGATCCAACTTATTTAGTAACGTTTTCATCTGCTGCAGTTCAAACAACTTATATTAATATAGCAGATTCTGTAGTACTTATAGGTGATGCAATACTCTTAGAAACTTATACACTTTAATAATTATACTGATGCCTTTACCCTTAATAACAATACATTTGGATAATGCAATGTACGGATTCCCTCTTGAAGGGAATCTCGTATATCAGTATAATCCATTCCAAAACTTACAAAATCCTAATCCAAGTGAAGATAATTCATCAGGATTAGTTGCATTAAGTATAAATAGTCAAAAAGCAGGAATTAATATTACTGAACCAGTTACAATAGAAACTGAAGTATCTTATGATGATTCTATAAATTTGATTATAACAGATCAAGTAAATCCTCCTAAAATAGTTAATTCAAGATTTTACCAAACTAATACTATGACTTATTCAGTTGCAGATAGAAAAGGTAATCTTGATACTAATATTTATTCAGAAGAGAATTTTAAAATAGAAGCTGGATTAGTAAAATCAATTAGAACTATTTCTACAATAGACTTCTTAGGAATAAAAGATGGAGGTCTTATGAAAATAGGAAACTATACATTCTATTTTAGATTAGCAGATTCTGATGGAAATGAATCAGATTTTATTGCTGAATCAGGAAAAGTAGTTTGTCATATAGGTTCAATTAATACTCCAAGAGCTATTCGTGGTGGACAACAAGATGAAATTAGTTATAAACTTATTAAATTTAAAATTAATAATTTAGACTTAGCTTATGATTATGTAAATGTTTATTATACAAGATCAACAGGTGATGGAGATCAAGAAATAGTAAAAGCTTATAAAATCAATGATAAGTTTAAAATAACTAATAGAGATATTGATTTAACTATTACAGGATACGAAAACCACGAAGAAATATCAATAGATGATATTAATGTTCAATATGCTAATTTTGATTCAGTTAAAACTTTACCTAATTGTCAAAATATTACTTTTGCAGGTAATGTTACAAATGATTATGAACTATTTAAAACTCTTGAAAAATATAGTTTACATATTACTCCAAAAGTAGTATACGATACAGAAGGAATTGGCAATCTTGATAACTTATATAATGAAGCTTATTTAAATAATGGATATGAATATTTTAATGCTAAAAATATTTATTATAAATTAGGATATTGAGATGAAGAAATATATAGAGTTGGAGTAGTTTATATTCTTAATAATTATACTTTATCTCCTGTATTTAATATTAGAGGTATTAAATCTCTTGATACTGCTACTATGTTTACTTCATTTGCATTAAATGCTCCAATTAATTATGGAGAAGATTATATCTTTGAAACAACTGATGATCCATTAAATCCGGAAAATGCTAAAGGAGTATTCAAGATTGATTGTAACACATATAATATGTTCAATCGAACAGATACTATAAAACCTTTAGGATTACAATTCTTATTTAATGATAATGTAATTCCTGGAGATGGAAAGTTTATAGATGGATTACAAGATTTAACTAAAGGATTTTTCTTTGTTAGACAGAAACGTATTCCTACAATATTAGCTCAAGGAGTTGGTATAGGAACAAGTAAGAAAGCTAACATCCCTTTACTTAAAGGTACTAAATCTAGTAAGTCTTTAAGTTATAATTATTTTGCAGAATCATTTATAAAACCAAGTGGAGCAAGTCAAATATTAGGTGGCGATTTATTTAAAGTAGAAAATGCAGATGTATGGCAAAATGCTTTACTATGTCCTGAGGCCTGTGTTAAAACTACAACTTTTAATACATTCTTTAATTCTTCTGAATATTTCCTAAAACAATTTAAATATAGACCTACATCTGATGTTTTTAATAACTATGAATCGGATAGAGATAGTTTTGCACTTAAAAATTTACAGTCAAATGTAACTAATTTACAATCATTTAATTCGGAATTAACTTTAGTTGAACCAGGAATTGAATTAATTAGAAATAATACCTATGATTTCTGTTCTAAAGCAGGTGATGCAATCATTGCTTATAAGCATGTTGATCCAAATCTTGGTAATTATGAAGATTTAACTACTTCAAGTACAACTGATTGAAATGGAACTACTTCTAAAGTAAGAGGTGAATTTAATACCTTTATAGGATGTAGTACTAACAATATTACTGCAGGATTATATTATAATATATTTCAAAAAGATTATAATTTTGAAAATTATTGAAAAGAATATTTCTTATTAAGATATAATGATGCAAGTCCTTTCTTACCTATAAGTGATAGAACAAGCTGAACTGATATAAATATTGATGGAACAGAATATTCTTCGGATTACATATTCAGAGGAGACTGTTATATAAATACTTATACACATAGAATGCATTGGAATTTCATAGATACTGAACTTCCTACTAATAAAAGAATTGTTGACCCTTATACATGGGCAAAACATTTCAAAATTAAAAGTAAAGCATCGGTTCAAGTAATTGATAATAATGGAAATCCACAAGAGTTAGCTACTGCAGTTGCCTTAACTTACCATAAACTTCTACTTTTATTTACATATAAAAATGTATTTGAGCCTGAGTGAAAAGACGATCTTGGTACTGGAACAGATACAGCTTCATATACAGGTATATTAGAATCCGATCAAAAGAAGTTTAAAAAATATTCAGAAAGAAATGGATTATTTGGAGCTGAAAAAATTAACAAACCTGATATAAATGCAGTAGGTTTAGGACATTGGGCAACATTTAAAATTTGCAGTAATGTAAATTTAGCAATGAGAGATTTAGATTTCTCACGACCAATGGAAGAAGCTCTACATAGACAAAAAAGAGGATTCTATCCTTTACAATCTATGGATAAAAACAATCACTTACCTGAATCAAATGTAATTAACAATGGAATAAGTAAAACATTAGGAGATAAATACTATTTTGAAATTCCTGATGTACCATTCATTAAAACAAATTTTGCCACACGTATTTTCTATTCTAATGTATTACAAAACTCTATATTTACTAATGGAAATAGAGTGTTTGAATCTAAAAATTATTTAGATTATACAAGAGAATATGGAAGTTTAGTAAAATTAGTAGAATGATATGGAAAACTAATTGCTGTTATGGAACATGGAGTTTTACTAATTCCTGTTAATGAAAGAGCAATGATGACTAATGCACAAGGTGAGAATGTTTACATTAATACTGCAACTGTACTTCCTCAAAATCCGAAAGTACTATCTAATACATTTGGAAGTTTATGACCAGAATCCATTACTAAAACATCAAGATTTATTTATGGAATTGATTCTGTTGGTAAAAAAATATGAAGAACTGACGGAGAAACTTTTGAAAATATATCTGATTTAAAAGTTCAAAAGTTTTTAAATGATAATATTAATTTACGAGAATCTGATAAAGATAGAAGTGTTAATGTTAATTTTATAAAAACACATTATAATGCTTTTAAACATGATATTATGTTTGTGTTTAGATATAATGATAAAGTATGAAATTTATGTTGAAATGAGCTTTTACAAAAGTGAACAACTCAGTATACATGAATTCCGGAGTTTTCAGAAAATATTAATAATCTTTTTTATACCTTTGCAAATCAAACTAAACATACTTCCGCAAGTAATAAATTGTATAAGCATGGGTTCGCTGGAGTAGTAGAAGAAGCCGGAAATATTCTTCCTGCTTACTGATATGATGAACAACATCCATTTGAATATGAATTTGTTGTAGCTACTATTCCAGGAGTACAAAAAATCTTTAATAATTTAAAGATTATATCTAACTTAGTTGAACCCGATTCATTCTATTACGAAATAGTTGGTGAAGGATTTGATTGATTCAGTTACAAAGACTTAATTGTTAAATTAAATGATGTAACTTTAGCAACAATTGATGGGGTAACATTAACAACTTACACAACAGTAGCTACTGAAGACAATGTTAAGTTAAGATATAAAGAATATTTAACTGATAAAACTGATGTTAAAAAACTTCCTTATATTTTCTTACAATCATTTGATGTTAATAATCCATTATCATTCTTTAAAACAAGAACTAAACCAACTCCAGGAACAGCTTATAATATGTCTACTTTAAGAGATTTAACTATTAGAGAACATAACAAAACTAAAGAAAAATTAGTAGATAGTTATCAAATGGGTATGGACATAAAGAAGTATGGAAGAATGAAAGGTAATATGCAATATTTAGAAGATGCGTGAGATGTACAAATACAGCCAATAAGTTTCCCTTATTGTTATATTAGTGCTTCTACATTAATGTTTCTTCCTAATAAGGAAATGAGAATAAGGGACAAATATATTAAAATAAGAGTCAAATATGATGGTAGCAAATACGCAATAGTAAATGCTATTCGTTCTAATTTTGCGGTAAGTTTTGCATAATATGAAGAAAAAATTAATTAAAAAACATCAACGAGGAGATAATATATGAGCTCCTCAACAAAACCTTTTAACAGGAATAGAAGATATAACAAATTTCTTTAATAAGAATGTTACATCTTCTGTTCCTCAACAGAGGAGTACAGTATCATTAATGCAACCAAAATCTACCAATCCTGTTGTTTCTTCAATGTTTCCTAAACAATTAAGTGATACAGCTAAAATGTTTCAACCTGGAGGTGGAAATCTTTCAGGAAAAGGAACTGGATTTTTAGATAGCTTAAAAGGTATGGGAACAGAGATTGCAGGAAGTGCTCCTGAATTAATAGACGCCGGATTAGGTGCTTTAGGAGTAAAGAGAGCAGACGCTAATTTAGCACGTGGTGCAGCAGGTTTTGATAAAGGTGCTAGTACAGCATTTAAAGTTGCTATGAAAACAGGAAATCCTTGAGCAATTGCAGCAACAGGAATTGTTGCAGGATTAAGTAAAATTAATATGTATGGTGGAAAAACTCTTAAGAGTTCTGGAACCGATGCTATTAATATGAAAGGTTATACTCCTGGAATGGAAACAGCAGGTAAATTTGCAATAACAGGAAGTGGAAAGAAATATGATAGATATGCAAAACAGAATAAGAATATAGCAAATACTAATTTATTAAAAGGTAATGCTTCTTATGGAGATTCACAAAATCAGCTGGCTGCTTCAAATAGTTATGGTGATATTGCTACTAAAAACTATCAACAATTACAAGGAGGAATTAATCCTAATGTCCTTTCCGCTAAAAAAGGAGGAACTATTAATCCTGCAAAACTTTCTAATATAAAGAAAAAAGCTTTAAGAAATGTTAAGAAAGCCCAAGAAGGAAGTATGGCAATAAATACTACAACTTTAGCTTTAGGTGGTAAAGTTAATATAATTCCTGAAGGCGCTTTACATGCACATAAAAATCATTATGAAGGTGACCTTGCAGAACAAGTTACATCAAAAGGTATTCCTGTTATTACTTATGAAGAAGGCGATAAAATCGTTCAACATGCAGAAATAGAAAGAAATGAAGTTATATTTCATATAGACACTACTAAGCAATTAGAAGAATGATTTAAAGAATATAATGATACAGAAGATACTAAAAAGAAAGCAGAATTAGAAATAGAATGTGGTAAATTTTTAGTTGAAGAAATTTTAGAGAATACTTTAGACAAGACTGGACTTTTGGAGGAAGTTAACTAATGAAATATATACCTAAATATCAAAGACCTTTTTCTCCTTTAGTTACAATTCAAGATAATACAAGAACGGTATATCCACAACAAGCTTTAATACAATTACAACAAGGACTTAGGGATAATCAAAAAGAGCAGGATTATCAAACAGCAATAAAAACTAAATCTGAAGTTGCTTTTAAGGAAAAGTATAAACAATCACCTCATAGGTATAAATATGATACAGACCCTCAATATAAAGCACAAACTGATAAGCAAGGAAAAGTATCAGCAAAAGAAAATGGAGCAATAGATTTACCATCTTCTGATTTAAGAAGAAAAGATGTTGTTAATCCTGCAAATATGTGAATGTATCCTAACTTAACTGGAGAATCTAATAGACAGGCTACAAATTTTTCTAATGAAGTTATAGGTGCTGCTCTTCCAATCCTATTAATTAATAAAGTGGGAAAATTGCCAGGAATAACTGATAAAGTTATAAACTCAACATTAGCAGCAGGAAAAAATTTAGTTAATCCCGCCGAACGTTTATTAACTGAACAGGAGTTACTAAAATTAAATCAAACATTAGACAAAAAAGGCATTCTTCCACAACAGAAAACTTTTAATTGACCATGAAAAGAACCAATAAGAAAAGCAATAGAACCCTTTGGTTATGGCAGTGCTCAAGGTGGCATGACAATTACTGGTGGTAAATTTAGTGATTTAAAGGGAGCCATCTTTGGAGGAAAAAATCCAAGTTATGTCAGTTCTAAGGAATGATTAAAAATTCTTAGTGGATATGATGATGATATAGCAGTGGCTTTTAAAAACTTAAGACAAAAGAAATTATCAGGAACTGAATACGAAGATGCTATAAATAATTTAATAGAAAGTACTGGACAAAGAAGATCATCAGTAATTAGTGAGCCAAATATTAAAAAGGCTTTAAATAATAGGGATAAATTAAGAATACGACCAATTGATCCTTTGGCTCCCAAGGAATTTTCTAATACCTCTCCCATAAAATTAAATAATAGGTATACAACTTGAGATATGTATTTGGGAAAACCTCAAATTAAACACCCAATGTATACCGTAAGTCCTTTAAGTACTAATAAGAAAACTGTTTATACAATTAAACCAGAATTTACAAATAAAGCTGCAATTGAAAGAGAATTAAAAGAAAATATTAATTTAGTTGCCAATAAAGATTCTAATTTAGGGAGATGAAATATATTAACTGATAATAGAACTAAGGACTATACATTATTAGATTCAGATGCATCTTATTTTGGCACTATGGGTGGATTTAACTGAAAATTTAAACCTTTAGAAAATGGAAATGTACAAGCAATTGCAAATGATATATGAGATTTAAATCCTTATCAGCAATTTAAAATTAAACAAAAATGAGTTCCTCAAGTAATTAAGAATAAAATTGAACCATTAGTACAAAAAATTGAAGTAGGAAAACTGTTAGGTATAGGAAAACCCTTAGATGTAAGAGTTGGATTTGAATTTGATAAGACTGGAAACATAATTAAACAATTTAAATGTGGAGGAAATATGAAATATCAAATAAAATCTAAAACAAAGAAACAAAAACTCCAAGATGGAGCACAAGTTCAATATAATGATGCTATTAAGAATAAAAGACTGATTAAAAAAGGTCAAACTGGCTTAAAAGTAATATCTGGACCAACAGTATATAGTAGAAATGACCCTGCTTATAAAGCATATCAGGATAGTTTATCTGAATATAATTATGGTGTGAAATTTCAACAAGATAATCCTGACTTTGATAGATATTCAATTAATGAATATCTTAATAATCCTTATATTCCATCAATTATTAAAAATAATTTTATAAGAAATAAGAATAAACCTATAGGTGTGATGGCAGACCCTAATTTTAGTCATGTTGGAGCTATATATAAAAAGCCTACTAATCCTATTACATTAGCACAAGTACCAAAGTTACAACCTAAACTTAATCAATCTTCTAATACCAATCTTTTACAACCAAGACAAACTCCTGAATTATCTTATCCTATTGATAAAAAATTACTTAGTTCGAGAGGAGTATATATAAATGCGGGAAATAATGATGCTAATCATCAAGGAGAAGGAATGTACACTATTAATACTTATGATGATGGCAGTTCTGATAAAATAAAATCTATTAAAAGAAAATCTTCTGACTTAATTGTTAAAAAACAAATAGGAGGGAAATTACCCGATATAACTAATATACTTGCTCAATGAAAAAAATAAAAATACAAATAGCTGATAAGCAATACACGGTTGAATTAGCTGAATCTGAGGAAGAACAAGAAGAAGGATTACAAGGACGAATTGAATTACAAGAAGGAACAGGAATGTTATTTATGTTTGATAAAAATGAAGTTCGAGGATTCTGAATGAAAGATACAGAAATTCCTTTAGATATTATCTTTATAGATGATGAATTAGAAGTAACAGCAGTTTACGAAGGAAAACCAAATGATATTACTTTATTAGAAGCTGAATGTACTTATGTATTAGAAGTAAATCAAAAATCAGGTATTAAAGAAGGCGATGAGTTAGACTTTGAACCTGATAATAAACAAATAAAAAAGACAGATAAGATGTTAGTGTTAGATTCTAGTGGAGAAACACAGATGGAATTAGATGGCGGTGAGAGAATTTTTTCTCGCAAGAATACTAAAACATTAATTAAATTCGCTAAGAAAGCAGCAACAACAGAAAAGGAGAATGATTATAAAGCATTAGGAAAAAGAATGTTTAAATTTTTGCAGGTACAATCAGAAACTCCTGCAGAGTATGTAGAATCCAAAAATTAATTAAAACAATGATTGTAAAAAAATTACAAATGGGTGGACCAGCTCCTGAAGCGGCACCTCAAGGTGGTGCACCTGCACCTGAACAAGGCGGACAACCTCAAGGTGGTGGACCAGAAGAACAAATTGCTGCAATGGCACAACAGATTATTCAACAATTAGGTCCTGAAGCAGCAGCAATGCTAGCTCAGATTATAATGCAGATGTTACAAGGCGCCGCAGGAGGTGGAGAAGAAGCTTCACAAGGCGAACCTGTATACGCTAAAAAAGGCGGAAAATTAGTTTTAATAGGCAGAAAATAAGCCTACCTCTAAAGGGAAGCAGAATTATCTGTCTTCCCTTTATTTCTTTAAATAATAAAAACACAAATATATGGCACTAGTAAAAAAATTACAGCCTGGAGGTAATATAGACCAAACTGCATTAAATGAAGCATTGAATACAGAATTGGGGTCTTATAACCTAAAGAGCAAAGACGAAAGAAAAGTTAGAGATGCATTAACTAGACTAAGAGATTTTAGTGCAACTTCTGGTAATTCTTTTACCGCAGACCAAGTTGCTCAAAAATTTATAATCACAGGACCTGGTAGCAATCAATTTCAAGGAAGTCCTGATGATGTAAAATCAAATTGATTTACAGGAAAACTTAAAATTAATGATGATCAAGATGCAATGTCAGTTGCTGCTGCTATCTATGCAGGGGCACATAAAAATATACAAGGAAGTAGTTCTACTACTTCTACTACTCCAACAAAAACTTCAATAAATATCGGAGATTATGATAAATATCTTGTAGATGATATTTATGGAGGACCTGATGTTTTCAGACAAGATTTTAGAAAACTTAAAACAAATGATTTAAGGCAAAAAGAGTATTTAACTAATATGAAAGACTATATTGATAAATATCAATTAGGTTGGGATAAAGATATAGATAAATATGATTATGCTGATAAAGACAAAATAAATGAATTACGTGCAGCTCTTGGTGATGGAAATATTGCTAATTGAGATAAAGTAGTTCCTATAGCTCGTAAATTAGGATGAAATCCTAATCATATTCTAGTAAATGATGTAGATTTGGCAACTTATGCAGAAGAAGATGCTAAAACAAAACAAACTAACGATGTTGCGCAAGCTAATAAATATTCAACAGATTTACAAGGAAAAGGACTTTTACCAAACATATCCAATCCATTACTTAATGCAGGCTATGTCCCTGTAGAAAGACTAAATCCTGCAGGATATTCTAATGATCAAATAGAAGCTTTTAATAATTATATTCTTAATAAAAAAGGATTTATGTTTCAAGCTCCCGGAGGACAACAAATTGCTATTGACATTCAAGGAAATCCTATTCAATCTAATGGTTCAGAATTTGATCAATTTAATCCTTTAACAGGTAAAGCTTGAGGAGGAGATTATACAACTGGATTTCAATATGGCGAAGGAAAATATAAAGCTTCCGATGAAGATAATGACGAAAATGATAGAGGTAGAGGTTTAGATATTCCTCAATTACAAGGTTGAGGTAGAGCAACAGGTTATTCAAGAAATAGTAAAGATGTAGCTCATGCAAAATTAGGAGAAAATAGAGATTATACAAAATATATTGAATTTAACACTCCTAAAGGAAAAATCACTTTAACTAAAGATGACAAAGGAGTATATACTTCCTCTACGGGTGAAACATATCCTAAATTATGAATTAAAGGATATAAACCTGATTATGATGTTAATATAGAAAATTATGATGCAATTTTAAACGATGTTGACAATCCTTTATCTTCTATACCTACAAATAATGATTATGGTAGTTTAACTGATGCTTTAACATCTTTAGCTGAACAAAAACAAGCTATTATTAAAGATGGTACTTATTCTTCTGTGGGAGAAATGCAAAAGTTGGCAGGATATATGAAACATATTATAGCCACAGCTAAACCTGGAGAAGATAAAAGAAAAGCCTTAGCAACTTATGCTGAATTAAGAGAAATTTTTAAAAATAATAATATTCCTACTAATAAATTGGGCGGAGTAATTAAAGCACAAAAAGGAATGTCTTTTGCAGAATATAATGCAAAATATTCTCCAAAACCAAATACTACTCAAACTACTGCTCCAGGTAATAAACCGGCTGTAAGTGCGGAAGGGATGCTTAAAAATATGAACACTTTGGATGCTATATCTTTAGCCGGAACAACAGCTTCATTTATTCCTGGAATAGGTGTTATTGGAGGAGCAGTTAGTACTGTGGCTGATTTAGTAAACGATATTAATAAAGGTAAAAGTTTTGGAGAAACTTCCGTAAATTTAGGAATGAATTTAGGTTTTACAGCATTAGCTTTTTTTGGTGCGGGAGGATTAAAAGCCTTAAAAGTAGGAGTAGAAGCTGCTAAAATAGGCAAAGCTGCAGATTTTGCTGTTGATCTTACTACAGCAGGTAAAAAAGCGGAAGCATTAATAAAATTAGCGAAAAAGTCTGAATCTTCTGTAGATTTAGGAACAAAAGCTCTTTTAGAATCTACTTTAAAAGTATCAAATATTTCTAAAAGTTTAGGAGGAGAAGGTAGTAAAATATTAAAAGCAGTAGCCAATGCGGATAATGTTGCATCATTAGATGAACCTACAAAATTAATCTTAAAAAATGCTGGCTATATTGATGATGCTGGAAATGT